CCTAAATATGCATTCGTATTATCCCAAAACAAGTTCGCCGATTCTTGAACTACATTCCCCGCACCCTCAAACAATACTCTTCCTATTGTACCCGAAGCTATCGGTGTAGTGCCGACTGTTAAGCCTGTGGGCGGTAACGGGATTGCGTCAATGAGTTCTTGACCAGTTATAGATCGTGTGACGTAGCTTCCACTCTCAATGGTGGATACTTCGATGAGGTCGGTTGCTTCCAAGTCGGCTCCCTTGGGAGTCATCTGGGATATCTTCTGTGTTCTAAATGCCATGCTTATATTGCAGAAAGCGAGCCAAATGTTTAGAAGGCGAAATACGAGTCATCGGTGTAGTACTCCTGGCGAATGTGCGTGGCAGCGTAGCGGATGGCATCCATGGCATCATCGAAGAGCTTCACGGGCTCATCGGTTATGATGTCACCGACCTTTTTCCATTTGTAGTTCTCGTATTCTTTCTTGATGCGTGGCTCATCCTCGCAGACCACTCCGAAGGTCTTGATGTTGTCGATGCCCTTCTTGACCACCTTGTTGGCATTCTGCACATCGTACCCAGCGTTGTTCATCTCGGCAATGATTTCAGGGCGAGCGTAGTCAGCCACAATGGTGACGTGCTGCTCGATGCCAAGGTTGCCCATCTTGTCGATGAGGTTGGTGGTGGTGAGGTAGCTCTCGTATATCACTGGCTCGATGTAGATGTCATTGTCGCACCAGTAGACTCTCATCAGCGCAGTCGGGTGATTGTATCCGAAGTCGAGCCCATACACAAAGTTGACAAACCGAGCAGGTCGATGCTTCACGAATGTCCAGTTGGAGTAGATGTTGCTCTTGCTGATGGCTTTCTCACCGAGCGCATAGATTTGATACAGCGATTCGTCAGTGCGCTTGAGGTCCTCAATCTGTCGCTTGATGCTGTCGGGCAAGAATGGGTTGTCTTTGTAGGTCGACTTGATGATGATGCTCTCCTCCATCGGCAGCTCATACAGCCAAGATGATGACTCACTCGGGTTGTAGTCGAAGATGAGCTTGTGCTCGGTCCTCATGTTGAGCTGCTGAAAATCTTCGAACCATAGCTCATTGGCTTCATTGCACCACCCAAGGTCACGCTTGCGCCCTCGAATCTTCTGCTCGTCATCCACGCTGAAGAACTCCACGATGGAGCCATTGCTGAAGGTATAGATGTGCTCCGACTTGTTGTGGCTCTGCACGTCATAGATTTCCATCGCCTTCATGATTTCAAAGAAGTCACGCATCACCGTTGCCCTCAAAGCTGGGAATGTCTTGCGCACGATGCTGACCACCTTCCCAGGATGTTGTAGGCAGTACACCACGATCATTTGGCAGAGCGAGTAGGTCTTGCTCGAGCGGCTTCCACCCTCATTGATGATGAAGCGGATGCTCGGGTCAGCCAATGCAGTGTAGTTCTTTTCGAAGATAACAGTGCTGTCGATTGTGATTTCAGCCATAGCTCAAAATTTAGGCAATAGGGATGCTATACGAGTATTTCTCTCATATAGCCACTTCCCACAAAGATAGTAATAATACTATTCAGTAGGTCTAATTATATTCACCTTCACCTCGGAGATGCTCTGCCCTCCAGAAGTGATGTCAGTCTTTTCAGTCAGACCATTCAGTCGCTGAGTGATGGATGCATTGAACTGCCCAACCATGCCGCCCTTGATTTGGTCGTCTCTGATTTCATCGCTTATGCGTGAACAGATTGTCGTAAATGCAGAATATCTCCCATCCGTATTTGCGAAATAATCGTGCACAACGGTTCCTTTGTCGTGTGCGAACACTCTGAATCCGCTCATTGTGAGCGGTACCTCCAGAGGAATAGGTTCAGCCTTTCCGGTCTTATTTGAAAGCGCATAGGAATAGCGTGGATTCTCTTTAACGTGCTTTCTATATTCAACGAAAAGCTGATATAGGTCCTCTGGCTCTTCGAAGTTTCTTGGTCTACCAGTTTTCATATCAATCCTAATCCTTTAAGTTTACTTTCTGCCCAATCGAGTCCAGTCTTGCCACCCCACAGAAGGAATGAAACGTATCCGCAGTCCTCTGGTGCTGAATCCTCGAATGTAGGTTCTGCCCTGGATAGGTATGAGTACATTCTCTTGATTGTATCCACTGAAATGGGCTCTTGATTTGCGAGCTGCTGTCCTCTAACCTTGCCCACTTGTGTGGCGCACTTGTTCCCGAGTTCTTTGTTGAGCTCAATTCCTCTGCGTGCGTTGTTGCGCACCGAGTCAGGATAGTCGGAGTAGGTTTTCTCTGCGAATGCTGCTCTGAACTTCGAGAATGCGCTCATCTTGGACTCTTCCCACATGGAATTGCACACAGCATATCGCTGGTCATTCTCAGGAAAGTCCTGGAGTGCTTTCTCATCGCCCATGCAGCGATTGAGGAAATCATCCTTGGTTTCGTTTGGTGTTGGCTTTGGCATTGGTTTTTCTTTTGCGTTTTGGTGTTGGTTCTGCTCTCGGAGCTTCAGTCTGCTCATCAGCCTCAATGCCCTCGTATCGAATGCACTGCTCTGGTGCAGTTGTGGTCTCCTTTTCGAACAAATAGCCGAATCCGATGCTGACATAGTATCGGTATCTGTTCACATCTATATTGTCAACAACCACTGTCATGTTTCCGAGCGTGGTGTTCTTGACGATAGTCTTGCCCTTGTATTCATCTTTTATTTTCATAGTGTATGGATTTAAGCGTGTTTTTTATGTCAGAGATTAGGTAGTGTGCTGACGTCACTGGGATGTTGAAATACTGCGCCATTGATCGTGCAGTTGTCAGCCCCTTATCGAAGTATGCCTTGGCGACTGCAATCTTGACGTTGTCTGTCAGCCCATCTCGGTAGATGTCCACCGATGACTTCCATCCCTGGTATTGCTGTTCGATGGCGATTTTGTAGTTGAGGTCCTCATCATCATCGAAAGTGTCAGGAACTGCGATTTCTGATGCCAGGATTCGCTCGTCCTTGAAGCTGTTGACGTTCTTCCATATCACCTGGCGTTTGATTGAGTTGAGGATATAGCTCTTGACCTTGCCGACATCCTCGGTGTTGTCATTGATTTCGAGACAGTGAAGGTATGCGTTGGAGATGACCGTGTCGATAGTGAGTTTCGGATTGTACTTGGAGCAGAAATAGCGCGTATAGCGATATAATTCCTCATAGTGAGACGATATGTAGCGGTCAAGCGTTGCTTTCATACCAGTTGGTGAAATCTTTGTACCAGATTTTGCGTCTGATTTGCGAGCAGAAGCACTCACGGTCGGGCTGTCCGGTCACGCTGACCTTGATAGCCTTGAGTCTGTTCAGCACTTTCTTGGTGAGACGTTCTTTCTCATCCATTAGTTGCACTGCTGTGATATATTCTATTTGCTCTCTATCCATTCGCTGATGATGTAGGCACCCATCGCTGTGATTGCTGCCGTATATATATTGCCTGAGAGTGCCAGAGCAGTCCAAAATGAGGTACACTTCCAGCATCCGAATCCAGCATGAATGTAATCACCGAGCTTGGAGCTTGGGATGACTCTCATGAATGTGAAGTCGATGACCCAGTGCAGAGGCTCGAAGTTAGCGATGAGCCACCCGAGTGCGAGGTATTGTATCAGTTCCATAGGTCAAAGATAGTTTTAATTACTAAAATAATAGCTATTGCTGTTAAGAGTATCATGGTGCCGATTGCAGCCATCTCCTCACGTTGATCGTTTTGGTTTAGTTTCATTGTTCTTCGTTTACTATTTCTAATGTTCCATTGATTGAATAGCCAGTCAATCGAATCAACTGCTCGATGTGATAAATCAAGTCCTCAAGTTCCACATCCTCGTGGTCAAACTCATAGCTTGCTTTATGTCCGTAGTGGGTTATTTCTATTTTCATTGTTCTTGTTGTTTAGTTTAAAAAAGCCTTTTTTCTCGGAAGGCTAACCTATCTCCCTACGTTGAGAACCGCAGCCAATGCACGGCAGTCTACGTTCAACTCGTCAGTTGCATCTCTCGTTTACATTTCGTGTTTAGATATGTGGCAATTTTTACCCCTTATCTTTGTTCGTTTTGACTTCACTCTTCAGCTTCTCAATGTACAGCGTGGCATCCATCAGCTCCTCCTGGAGGTGATTTAGCCAATCGGTGAGGCTCAGGTCATCACGATCTAAAGTGCGCCCATATTTCTGAATCCCGAGCTGGCTGCGCTCATAATACTTTGCCAGCACCTTGATAACGATTGGGTCTTGTATTTGCTGTTCCATTAGTTAAGGCTTGACCATTGTTCATAGAATTCTTCTGGAGTCACTTCCGAGATGTGTACTTCATCCGAGAAGGTGAGCACGATGCAAGTGTTGACACCTGGCATCATGTTGAATAAATCATGCACCCTTGCAACCAAGCTATCGAGGTTATCATTTTTGGTGCCTATGTATGCGATGAAATACTTCATTTCATTAGGAAGTTGAAGGCTTGGATGTAGAACTCATCGCCCACCCCATTGCCTTTCATAAATCTGGTCAATGTGTAGTAGTTGAGATTCATATCTTCAGCCAAGTGAGTCATCCGATATCTCTTGGAGAGTCGGGACCTCAACTCTTTATGGATGAAGTCCCGAATGTTCTCGCCATCAGAAAGGTAAATCGTCATCGATTTCATCTGTGATTGGTTTTGATGGTGCTGCGATGCGGATATCCCATGCATTGAGGCTTACATAATACTTGCCGTTGTACTCTCTGCCTCGAAGGTCGAACTTGACCTCGCATTCTTGACCGACTCTTGCTGTCTCCAGGAACTTCACTCGCTCATTAACTGCTTGGAACTGTACCAACTGCGGATACTTGTCACCGATTGATAGAACGAATTCTCTGATGTTCATTTTCTCACTCACTTGTTTGGCTTCACCAAGGTGGTGAATGGTGCCTTTTGCTTTTAGCTCTTCCATTTTTACTTGTTATTTAATTGTTCGTAATATTCATGATATAAATCGGATGCTTCCTTGAGTCGAGCAACCATCTTTGCCTCAATGTCCTCATCTCTATCGTACCAGAGAGCTGTGATGCGCTTCTCTGGATTGATATGGTCCACTCTATGCAGCTGGAGGTTCTCGTATTCGTTGAGGAATTCATCCCAAGTGGTAACCATGCAGTATATCAGCTCGGCACATGGTTTGTCGTATAGCATCATGTAAGCTCTGAGCTGCCATTCATAGAGTGGATTGACTGCATCTTCCACAAGTGCCGGGAATGTGTCCAGGGACCACGATGTTTTGACGTCAATGACTCGCTGCTCGATAACAATATCAGCAGTGCCGATGAGATAGTCATTCTCGATGGTCTGTTCATTCTTGACATAGTCAGTGAACCTCACCGAGTTGATGAGGTTGATTGATTCCAGCTCTTGCTCTCTACCCTTCCAGATGTACTTGTTGTTGAGTTCTGTGGTGTAGTTGTAGAAGTCTTCCTTTGCACACTGCTTGATGTAGCTCTTGGCTGTCTCTCCGATGCTGTCCTTGGCTCTGCCATTGGTCATCAGCTTACCGATTTGCGATGGATGCCATTTCATAGTGCGAGAGCTTTGAGTTGTACTTCAGTGAGTGCATAGTTGGAAGCCAACTGTTCTGCTGTGTACTTGCCAGCTTCGATTGCTTCGAGTGCTGATTTGAATCGCTCTGCATTGATTGTTGGCTTGCCTTGAGGCGCAGCTGCTGCTGTGTTGCCATCATCGTCAACGGCTTGAAGTGAGAGCAGTGACTGCAATGTACCTCTTCTGAAGTAAGTGACAGCAGCGAGCACCTTTTGTGGGTCTGTGATGACCGGAAGGCTCATGAATGACTCGATGACCTCACCAGAATCGATGTCGATGATACGAGTCACCACATCATTGCCCACCACTGGCTGCAAGAGTAGCAGTCCATGCTCGTGGAGGATAGGCTCCACCGTTGTGAGCAGCGCATTGATGTCAGCATAGCTCTTTTTGAAATGAGGATTCGTTGCATTCTTTGCAACCTTTCCAATCTGCTGCTTGGCAGCGTGTAATTTTTGCCAAATGTTCATTGGCTCTGCGAGTGTAGCCTCCGCTTTCTTTGTAGTCATAATCGTTTTTTTGTTGTTTTGAATTGTAAATATACTGATTTATTTGATTGATTCACAAAATTGCTCATAAAATTTCAAGAATCCTTCAAAATCTTTTGCAATAACATATACACCACCAGCTTCCTCGATGGCTTTCTGATATGCTTTCTGTGCATCTGACTGCCTATCCTTGCCATACTTGACCTCAATCTTCACAGACCTCCCCTTGATCGTGGCTGAGATATCTGCCGAGCCTGGTGTTCCGGTGCCCTTTGTCCACTGCCCACCAATGGCAACTCCATCAGTGCGGTATTTCTTGCGATATACTCCCATCGTGTTGATTCGCTCCGCTTGGCATCCGCTGAACTGAAGGAATGCGATAATTGACTTGGTCAGTGCATTGGCGGAGTTGTCATTCCATTGGTCCAGGGCAATTAGGTGCGGTGGGATGGTTGGATACTTTTCCATTTTGTGCTTCAATTGTAAATCTTTTAGGATTTTTCGGTGTTGTGGTGTCATTGTTTTATGGTTTTTTCAGATTCTTTCAATAGCTCAAGTGTCTTTTCAAAGCCAATAATTTCAACAACCTTTCCGATAAATAGCTGCCTTGTTAGCTTTTCTTTTTTTTCCATTTCTTTGGCTTCTGGTATCAATTTATTTATCCAGATATCAAGTTCTGAATCTGGCTCAAACCAAACTTCTTTTTTGAATTCAGTTAGAAACCAGTCAAGTGCTGTCTTTTTCATCCCTTCGCTTTTTCATTAAGTTCATCCCAAATATCATCAGATTCTGGAGTCGGTTTGGGATTTCCCGAATCAAGAATGAAGTATCTTCCGTTGTGATTGCGTCCTTTGGTGATGTTGTAGCCCTTATAGTCGGCATACGACTGCACCCATTTGAGGAATCTGCGTGGCTCAAGCTCCTTGAATGATGTGAACTCGGAGGTGAACTCTTGAATCTTGCTGCCGTTGTAGTGGTATACATCGAGAGCGAGGTTGCCTTCCTCCACCCAATCAAAGAAATCCTTGCACGTTGCCTGAATGAGTCGCTTGGCATCTGCGTTGATGCTGATGGATTTCATCAATCCATTGGTGAGGTACTTCTGAAGGTTCTTGACCATGTAATTATCGAATTTCAACCAATCCTCATCGGTCCAGGAGTCGAATAATAGTCGACCATACTCATCGAGTGGGCTGCGCTTGGAGTGAAAGTACTGATAGAACTCCAGCTCATGCCTTCTGCGATCATGAGAAGAGCCTGCACCACTGATGACATAGTTGGTTGTGATGACAATCTTTGGTGAGCGGTTGAATGGAATGAATATCTCATCCTTGTTCTTGCGGTTGACGGTGATTCCCTCTGTGATGAGGCTGAAGAGCTGCTCGAAGTCGAATGCTTTGCGCACATCATCGAATGCCAGAATCTGCGTGTCCAGGTTTACTCGCTGATAAACGAAATCAGATTTGGATGGATTGAAGCTCTTGCCATCTATCTTGACGACTCTGCGCAGATTTCCGAGTGCAGCCAGCATGAGTGACTTTCCAGAGCCACCATTCGGGTTGTCATCGATTTCTTGGTCATTGAAGATGATTGCTTTCTGGTCAGTCTTATCCTTGAATGTGTGCATCAAGTATCCGAGCGTGGTCTCAAGCGCATTGATTCTGCCTCTATCATCTGCTGACACCTTGCTGACAAAATCTTGGAAGTCATTGGTGCAGTCATCCAACATAGTGAAATCTCGCTCGATGATTTGATTCTCCCAAATGTATCCATCGACATCGATGTAACTCTTCAGCTCCACTTTATTCTTGGATATCTTTGCCACTCCATTCTTGAATGGTATATATGATGCATCCTTGCTATCCTGAAGCATCATGATATTGATGCTGTCAATCATATTGATGAAGTTCTCATTGAATAGGAATGCATTCCTGGAGCAGTAGTTCCAGACATCCATCTCACCCTTGCTTTGGAGATAGTTAAGCACAAAGTCCTTGATTTGTTCAGCCGATGATATCTTAACCTTATTCTCTTTGACTCTCACAAAGGTTGGCTTCTCTGCATTTTCTGGATAGTACTTATTGAATCCGTTCTTGACCAAAAATTCAGAGTAGTTGGATGGCTTGATTGTGATCGTGCCCTTCTCATTGACCGACCAGAAGATATCATCACCGGTCTGAATCTCTTTCTTGATGTCCTCAATGACATCCTCTCGCACGTTCAATTGTTTTTTGATGTCATCATCTGCGATGCCGCTCTTGAGCTTTTGACGTACCCTTTGGAATGTATCCTTGTCCTCGAAGTATTTAATGCCGTAGGAAGCCTTTTTGTAAGCAGAGCGAATGGTTGTTACCATCTCTTGCTCGCTGAAGCTGGTTCCTTGAGCATACTTTGTCCAAATGTACTGTTCTGCCGTATCCTTCCCAATGCCATACTCGCAGAGTACTGCTGCCAATTTGAACACGAACTCATTGCGACTGCCCTCCTCGAATTGACATCCATGGTCGAATCGTTCAATCAAGCTGATGATTTTGTCCTCATCGGATAGGATGCAGATGGGAGTGCGCTCGGTGTAGCTGAATCCCTGGTCTTGCTCGATACCTTCAAATACCTGGCAGAATTCATTGAAGTAGATGTCAGGGTCATAGGATTCGAAGCATACCCGACTCACGTTGCTGTTCTTGGTGTCAAAGTATTCACTCTGGAAGTACTTGCCGAATGCAGTGAATCTGCGCTTGTGCTCTACCTTGTCTGATTTTGGTATTCGGATGACAGCTTTCAAGCCATTCCCAGATGGAGAGGTGAATACCATCATCACATGAGGGTCAGCAATCAGCCGCTTGCGTTCCTCCATCATGAGTTTCTTGGTTGGATATTGGTCAAAGTCCAGGATGCATAGACCTGAATGCTCAACCAAGCTGCTGTCATTGCGCTCGGTGAATGTGCCGTTGAACATGATGGCATTGAGTGATGACTTGAGGCGGTCATGCTCTGGGTCAGCCTTCTCCAGTGATCGTATGGTTGATACTTTTTTGATGAGGTCAGGATTGCCGAGTCTGATGCGGTTGTATACCTCCTGAATGGACAATTCAAAAGGCGTTTCTTTGATGTTAAATAGTGATTTAAAGATTGAAACTTTCATAAAATGTTGTTTTGTGGGGTATAAATATAAGCATTTCGTGACGATAAATGGGTGTTTTGTGACGATGCGTGACGATAAATATGCAAATCTTGAGGGTTAAAACGTTGGTATTGTGCAACTTAACGTTTTTCCGTGACGCTGACGCTCTCAAAATTTTTTGGCTCTTGTTGTGTTTACCATCACTCCAGTAATCGGTACAATAGAGCAATCGTCATTCCGTCACGCTTGTGAACTCACCATACACCCCTCGCTTGATGTCAGTCTGTATCTTTTTTAGCTCCCAATATGCGCTACATTGCATCACATCATGGATGAGATTTCTTGTGATGGGGTAGTTGAGCGCGGTGTACTTCTCAAATTTCTGGCGTAGGTCATCAGTCATCTTGAGGAAGAGTCTGTCTTTTTTCAACCATTCAGCTTGTTGCGCTCCATACAACACAGTGCAATGCTTGAGACCGAATAAATCGC